TCAAGCCAACAAAGTTCCATTTGATCCTAAAGACAAATATCCAGATTATGACATGCGTGGATATTATTTATCGTTGATGAAAGGCGGTGCTGACAAGCCTTCTGTAAATGCGGTAGATCAACGATTGCATTATCCAGATACATACAAGACCCCATATCACGAATCGTTCAGTAAAGAGTCTCAGTGGGCAACTGATAAGGCTCCAATGTGGAAAGGTGAAAAGCTAGTTGACTCAACCGGCAACATTGTTTTTGAAACAAAAAGAAACCGATGAAATTCAACCTGCAACAGTTCTATAAGTTTTGCGCACAGCTCAAGGTTGAGACTAAAGAACACGGCCTGAAAAAGATGGATACGCTCCTCGGCACTCAGACCTACGTGATGGACGAAATCACGAAAGGTCTGGACGAGGATATTCACTTCTTCGTCATCCTCAAAGGCCGACAGCTTGGCATCACAACTATCAGCCTCGCGCTGGATCTGTACTGGCAGTTTGTTAACCCCGGCTGGCAAGGTACGCTCGTATCCGATACGGAAGAAAACCGTGATATGTTTCGCTCAACCCTTGCGATGTACATGGACGGGCTACCAAAAGAATACAAGATTCCACTGATGGCCCATAACCGCAATCAGCTCGTTCTCAAGAACCGTAGCCGCATCTTCTACCAGATCGCAGGTAACAAGAGCCGTCTCGGTCAGGGCAAAGCCATTACATACTTGCATGGCACTGAGACCGCCTCATGGGGCAACGAGGAGGGACTCGCCTCCCTGATTGCTTCCCTTGCGGAGACCAATCCGAACAGACTGTATATGTTCGAGAGTACGGCTCAGGGATTTAATATGTTCCACGACATGTACATGACCGCCAAGAAAGCTCGCACACAGCGGGCTATCTTCTGCGGCTGGTGGCGCAATCAATTCTATTCAGCAGACCCTGAGAGCAGCGTTTACAAGACCTATTGGGACGGCAAACTGACTCCAGAGGAAAAGGAATGGACTAAGGATATCCGCAAGCTCTACAACATCGAAATCAATTCCAGACAGATGGCGTGGTGGCGATGGAAGATGTACGAAGGCATCAAGGACGAAGCACTGATGATGCAGGAGTTCCCGCCCACGGAGGATTATGCCTTTGTGATGACCGGCACCAGCTTCTTCAGCATGTCGCGCTGTACGGATGCCGTAAAGGATGCCAAGAAGCTCGATTACGATAGCTACCGCTATGTCATGGGAGCTAACTTTCAGGACATGAACGTAGTCAGGTCAACGGAGCGTCTTGCCACACTCAGCATCTGGGAAGAACCCATCGACACGGCTTACTACGTCATTGGGGCCGACCCAGCCTACGGATCATCGGACTGGGCTGACCGCTTCTGTATCCAAGTGTTCCGCTGCTATGCAGACGGTCTTGAACAGGTTGCAGAGTTTGCCACTAGCGAACTGAACACCTACCAGTTCGCATGGGTGATTGCTCACCTCGCCGGTGCATACAAGAACTCTACGCTCAACCTTGAAGTCAACGGGCCGGGGCAGGCCGTCATCAACGAGCTGAAGAACCTCAAGCGACTTGCAGCCTCTTATGGCGGCGCAATGGGCAAAAGCCTGATGGATGTATTTGGCTCCATGAGCAACTACATCTGGCGACGTAATGACTCCATGAGTGGCATCAGTAACAGCATTGGCTGGCTCACCACTTCGTCCAGCAAGGAACGAATGCTCAACTACATGAAGGACTACTTCGAGCGCGGGATGATGGTTATACGCAGCCTTGAGACGATTGACGAGATGAAGACCGTAGTGCGCAATGACGGCAGCATCGAAGCCTCTGGTCGCAACAAGGATGACCGCGTGATTGCTTCTGCGCTGGCGGCGGCTGCCTATGCAGAACAGTTGCAGCCTCGCCTGATCCAGATGCGCCTGACCCGCGATGTAAACAAGGCTCAGGAAAAGCAAACGCCAGAGGAAGTCTCAATGAACAAGACAGTGAGTACCTACCTCAAACAGATCGGAATACACCCCGATGCCTCTGCCAGATAAAGTCATCCCGATGAATGAGCTGAAAACGCTCATGACGCGCTTTCTGAATGACGAAAAGCGCGGCATCAGCGTCAAGCTGTTCGCCGAAGTCGCTGGCCTCGACATGACAACCATCACCAAAGTATTCAAGACCGGCGAGATGCCACTCACTGAATTTGTACAGCGTCGTGTCAGCAAGGCTTTGCTCGCGTGGCAACAGGGCGAGATAGCCGTGATGCGTAACATCGACGGTAGCAAGTTTGTCGAATACCGCAAGCAACCGCGAATGAGAATCATTCGCACTCAGAGACTTGAGTTTGTGAACGGAATACCAAAAATCAGTGTCGGAATCCGTAACAAAGCCGATTATTCAACCCCAGACCTAGATGAACAACTGAGGAGTCAACATGGCCGTCGTTCATGATTACAAATGCCCGAAACACGGGTTCTTTGAAGCTAGAGAAGCCGTTTGTCCACAAGGCTGTAAGGAAGGCGTGAAAATCGTCTACCTGAAAGCTCCATCGCTCATGTCGCCCAAGACACGACGGACAGACAAGACCGTCAAAAATCTTGCCAAAGACTTTGACATGACCAACATCAAGTCAACCAAAGAAGGCGAGTCACAGACCGGCTACTACACCCGCAAGAACAAAACCAAGGCTGAACCTGCCGCAGCTCCGCGTGAGCCTAGGCCCGGTGACGCTGCCATCTGGGGCGGTGGCCCAAGAGGGCTGGACATGGCCTCCATCCTGTCAGGCCGCGCCATCCGCAGCGTTGCAGNCGAGTCCGTGGGTGTCAACCCGAAGGATGTGGGTAACTTGACCGGCCCCAAGGCCGCGTCGTACATTGCTGACCACGAAAACTTGACGTTGCAGAAATGAGAATACCGACAGACAATACAGAACGGGAGATTTTCTATCGTCAACTGATAGAAAAATGCCTCGTTTCAGTGGAGGAGCGCAAGGCTGACTATGCCTCTCTGCGCTCCCTGTTCCTGTTCGGTGCAGGGCCGGATGAACCTCCGGCTCTGTTCAACAAGATTTTCCCCCATATCGACACCCTGACCAGCTTCCTGTACTCAGCGGAAACCACTAGGTTCAGCATAAACCTAGGTGCCTCTGTTCATGAATCTGAGCAAATCAAAAGCCCGGTACTGACTTCGGCACTTAATGACGAGTGGCTTAACTCAAACGCCGATCAGGTTTTCAGTTCCGCGCTGAATTGGGCGCTTGTTTACAACACGACGTACATTAAGCTCGTGGTAAACAACGGTATCCACCCGTACATGGTTGAGCCGGGCTGCGTCGGGGTGCTTCGAGAGGATATTCCCTACACTGACCGGCAGGAAGCCATCGTTCAGACCTACTACATCACTAAATCCGAGTTGTATTCGCGTCTGTACGCCCATCCTAAGCGGGAAAGCATCGTCAGCAAGCTCTCAGCAGCCGTCCATGTGCGCACTGAAGATGTGCCAAATGGCCTAGACCGCATCATCATGTCTTCGTCATCGCCTGAAATGACCGGCAATGTGAATATGGATTTGTACGGTTACAACCGATACAAGGCAACGGTAGCCGAAGATACGGTCAAAATGTACGAATTGTGGGTCTGGAATGACGAAATCAACGATTATCAGTGCGTCACAATGGCTGACCCTGATGTTTTCATCTATGACAGACCCGGCGGCACCCTGTTCCTGAAAGGCGAGCTGCCTTTTGTGCAGATTTGCCCGAATCCGCAGTACGATTACTACTGGGGGCTGTCCGAAGTGCAGCGCTTGATGTATTTGCAGCAGCTACGCAACAAACGCATGACCGAAATACTCGATTTGATGGCAAAACAGGTCAATCCACCCACCGCTGTGTCTGGATTCATGGGTATTCTGGACGAAAAGAACTTTGCCCTGAACCGTGCAGGCGGTTTACTGTCCTCGGACATGCCCAATGCGAAGGTTGACCGGCTTGCACCAGAGATGCCGCAATCGTTATTCGAGGTTATCCACGAAATCGACGCGATGTTTGAAGAAGCATCGGGTATTTCAGCCATTTTGTCGGGTCGTGGTGAGCAAGGCGTGCGTTCGGCAGGTCATGCAAGCCAGTTGGCTCGTTTAGGTTCATCCCGCGCTAAAAAACGCGCTCTGGTGGTTGAAGATGCGCTGGAAAAGGTTGCTACGTTGTATCTGAAACTGATGCAGGTGTATGACCCGACGCATTTCACAGATGAAGCCGGAAANCGGTTCATTGCAGAACAGTTCACACGCGATTACGTGGTGAAAGTTGATGCGCATAGCAATAGCCCAATCTTTACAGAGGATTTGAAGTCGCTGGCGTTCAACCTGTTCAAGACTCAGGCTATCGACAAGGAAAGCCTGATTGATCTGCTTGAGCCGCCGATGAAACAGTTGCTGATTCAGAAGCTGAAGAAGCGCGAAAAGCAGCAGGCGCAGCAGCCNCAACNNCAGGAAAAGCCAAAGGGCGAAGGTAAGAAGCCAGACATTAAGGCGGTGCAATAATGGCGGCTTTACCGAAGAACATTCAGCCCAAAGCAGACCAGCCTAGAGTGACTACAGAGTCGCTCAATCGGGCTGATAAGTCGCCTGCCTTGCAATATAAAATTAGCAGTGGTAGAAATTCAGTCAGAGTACCGAGGAAGGGTTCACGAACTCTTGATCGGCGCTAAAGCTAATCCCGCTTGGGATTGAGGGTCTGGCTGACTTCCCATCTAAGTTGGCCCTGCATGTGGAGATAATCAACATGGCACGCAAAGCACGAAAGGGCCGCAAGTCCCGCAAGTAATAGATGCTCGTAAGAGCTTCTAGTTTGCCTGCGGGGGCGGGCAATAAAATATAAAAGCCCCCTTTAGTTTTACGAGTTTTGTTTGAGAGAAGTTATGGCAATNCCGAATGACAAAATGATGGAAATGCTTGCGCAGCAGCAGGGCGGTAAGACCGCACCTCCGATGCAGGCTCCCGCGTCTCCGTCTATGTCAGATGCCTCAACTGGCCCCATGTCAGCTCCTATGTCTACACCTGAACCCAAGATGGGCAATCGTGAAGGCGCAATGGTCAGTCTGTCTACCGCGATGGACTTGATCGAGCAGGCTCTGCCTGCTCTTGGTAGCGAATCACCTGAAGGTCAAAAGGTTGTGTCGGCACTGAGAGCGTTAGCCGGTGTGATTGGCCCTAAGAAGGGCAAGACCAACGAACTTCAGACAAACGAGATTCTTCAGATGCTTCAATCGCTCCCTCAAGCCGGTGGAGCGACACCCGAAGGAATGGCGATGGCCCAAGGCCCTGCGCCCGGAACTCCTCCGATGGGTGCTGGAGCTGGCGCACCGGCTCCAAATCTTCCTCCTCAAATGTAAGGTAATAACTGTGGAACTTTTCAAACCTCGTGGCGCATCGAAAATCAGAAACGCAACCTCTGACCAGCAGCAGAATGGTCAGATTTACAATCCTCCTCGTTTTGCTCACCTCGGTGGGTTTTCCGGCGCTTCAAAGGCTGGCACCAAGAGCAAGATGGGTGTAGAAAAGCCGGGTGACGGCAAAAAGGTCATCTAAAATGGCGACCAAGCACGCAAAAGTTGCTGCTAANAAAGCAGCAATGAAGAAAGCAGTTAAGAAAACACTTAAACCCAAAGTAAGGTAATTCCTATGAGCCTTGAGAATCTTGACGACAGCGCCCGCGACGAACTGGCAGCACTTGCTAAAGTACTTGCGGAAAATCCAGCAACCAGAAAAGACTTTCTGCGCATGACCAAGAAGGTCAAGCCGGANATGCCGATTCCTGAGCTTGAGATTGAAGAAGCCACGACCAATGCGGTCAGTGCTGCTTACAAGCGCGTCGACGAGCTTGAGGCTCGGCTTCGGGATAAGGAAGCGATTGAGGATTTGCAGTCTCGCCGCCAGAAGCTGATGAAGAAGGGCGTTCGAGAGGAAGAAATCGAAGAAATTGAGAAGGTAATGCTCGATAAGGGCATTACTAATCATGAGGCCGCAGCAGAGTATTGGTCGTGGATGAAACAAGCCGCTGCCCCAACTCCGACGGGCTACAACCCAAGCGCAATCAAGAAATTTGATTTGGGTAAGTACTGGAAGAATCCAGTTGCTGGTGCGCGTGAAGAAGCATCGCAGGCTTTGGCGGATTTGCGTAGACAGTCATCTGCGCGTCCTATTGGTATTTAACTTTTTCGGAGATAACAAATGGCAATTGGTGGTGGCATAATTCCGGCAAGCGGCAGTTCGCAATATAACGAACTGACATACGTTACGCGTCGTGCGTTTATTCCAAAGATGGTGGTGCAGATTTACAACAGCACCCCGTTGATGGCTGCGCTGATTGCTAACTCACAACAGGCTTCAGGCGGTGTATCGTCTGTAACCGTTCCTGTTCAGGGTTCACAG